TAAGCCGTTATAGACATCCCATTCGTAGACAGAATCTGGAGTGGCGTTAGGATTTTCAGAAGGGCGTATAGAGAGCAAATCAGTATCTTTAATCAAAATCCACTTATCAGGATTTTGAATATGTTTAGCAGAACCACCACCAAAAGCATACCCAAAAAAGGAATAATTTTGATTGTCGGAGTATTCATTCACATTAAGCCAAAAATCTTCAGAAAGATTATTAACAGCCAACATTAGTGAAGCATTATAAGGGGAGTAGATGGTTAAATCGATATTGTTATTCATCGGAAATATCTGGTTCTTTAGGCAAAGGTTTTAATTGGTCGTCTAAATTAGGGAAGTTGTCTGATAGAGTCGAGCCATTAAGTCCATTCATTATAGCATTCATCACCATTTTGGGGGTAGCATTAGCAGGAAGTCCCCAAATTCTAGGATTTTTTATAGCAGAGTCAAAGAATTGGCTTGGTGTGTGATTTCTAATATAGTCAGCGTTAAGTCCTTGATTGATAATGAATTTAGTCACCTTATCAATTTCTTTAATCACGTTTTTTGTGTTCTTTATTTTTTCTTGAAGATTTTTAATAGCCTCACTTTGGGAAGAATTTTGGTCTGAAGGTAACAAATCATTTATTGAAGCCGCAGACTGGGTTAAAAAAGCTAATCTTTCTTCTAATTTACTCAAATTATTGACATAGGAAGGTCTGATTCCATTGTTGTAGTAATTATACTTAGCGGAATTAGAGATAATAGCTTTTTCTCTTTCTGAGGGTATTTCTTCAAGTAGAGATATTACTGCTTTTTCAACTTGTTCATAAAGTTCAATACGACGATACAAGTATAAATTATCACGAACCTCATCATGTTTTTCAGACTCTACTTGACCTTTACCAGCTTTTAACTTTCCTGTTTTGAGTCCTTCTTCTAATTCTGTCTGAAGTTTTTTAGAGACGTTTAATTTAGAAGCTAATTCAGAAAGGTTTGATAGTTGAGATTTTTGAATCTCATTATCAGGGTTTATGGTGTAATTTTCGACAGGGTGTAATAAACCATATAAACTGTTTACTCTAGACTTCTCATGATAAGCAATGGGTAAATCCAGATATAACTTAGGCGAGTGGTTCATTTCAGAAATAGCTTTGTCCCAAGAAACAGTTTCTCCAGATTCAGGATTTTTAAACCCAATGATAGTGTTGTCGGTTTTGTCTACAATTAACTCCCAATTATTGCGATAATAACTTAATGGTAAATCTTTAAAAAAAACAGAACCTTTTATTTTTGCGCCTTTTTCCGAGAAATAATCTTTAGAAAAATAAGATATATTACCATTTTCATCATAGTTTACGGTTAAGCCTAACAAATCTTCTTCGGAAATAGCTTTAAGTGAATCTTTACTATTACTACCATAAGCTTTTTCAATGGCAAAATAAGGATTACCATTAACATCAAAAGATGCAAATTGGTTTACATGATGGAGTTGATACCCCTGTTTAATTTTAGTAATAGGGACTTTATAAATATCATCTTTTTCCAAGTTAAAAAGAAAAAGTTGAATTTTTGCCTTATCAACATCATTAGCAATTTCAAAACGTAATTGTTCCCGTAATTGCATTAATTCTAAAATTGGTAATTTTCTTAAAAACGTATCCTTAATTTGGAGTTTATTACTAAGAATAGTTCTATCACCTACGACTTCAGCATTTCTACCAAGTTTTGTAACATACTCAATTAATAGTTTTGTTTCTGTTTCTATTTCTTTTATTATTTCTTTATCAGATTTGGGTACTTTTGCGGATTCGTTAGCAATTAAAGCATTTCGTATAAGTTCTTCTTTTTGAATGTTAATGGAGTCTATAGCTGATTTTAGGAACTGTGCTATTTGCTCTTTGTCAGCAACTTTTTCGACCTTATATGTACCAGCTTCTTTTGCGGCTCTAAAGTTTTTTAGCTTTGAATTTGCAGAATCATAGATAGATTTAATATCTTTAAATAGTTCATTAACTTTATATTCTGGAACAGTGCTTAATTTTGCCGAAGTCGTAGAACTTAAAAAAGAAGCAACTAACCTACTTTCAAAAAATTCTTTGTTTAATGCGTCTACGTCGTTTTGTTTAATTAAAGCCGCTCTAATATCTTTTAAAGAATTGTAAACTTGACCGTCAGCAAAAAGTTCAGGAGCCTTAAAATTCAGAAATCTTCGATATTCATCTAAGAGTTTTTTTCTATTTTCAGCAGTAAGCAGACTAATATTATAAGACAATAAAATTTGTTTTGTTGAAAATTCTCCAAAAGCATCTCTAAATTCTTTAAGATTGTTTAGCATAACAGAAAAGTTTCGCTCACCCGATTTTAGCATAATACCGGCTGGTTTTATTTTACCTCTAGAATCTTTAGGTAAAGCTGTACCTTTGGAACTTAAGGGTTTACTTTTTTGAGTAACTATTTCTTCAATTTTTTCTAAAAGAGGCTTAATTTTTTTAGCAAAAGATATGCGAATCAATTTTGAGTTAGGTTGATTTTTTTTTGCACTTTTGGAATCCTGATTTATAAGATTAGATTTAGACTCCTGATTTTGATTTTTAAGTTGAGATTTTTTATCATTAGCTATCTTTTCATTTATTTGTTGACGATTAAATTTACCATAAGCTTTACTTACGGCTCCCTCAAATGTAAATTTCCCACTAGCATCTCGTTTAACATCAGATTCTTTAAATGTTCTGTATATGTTAAACTTACCAAAAGCTTTTGTGCGATAGGCAATTGACCCTTTAATTTTGGCTTTGGTATTTATTTTTAAGCCTTTAGCCTTTCTATTCCGCCTCATAACCAACCCCCTCTAAAACTTCTTCTGGTGTAGCGTCAATTAATTTACCTAATTCTTTAGCTAATATCATAATTATTTGTTTTGCTTCGTCAGATGAAATATCTTCATTAAAATTAACAGAAGCAAGAATATCTTCAGTTTTTTTATTAGAAAGAGTAGCTAAGGCATTAGCTAGATTTACCACAGTTTCAAAGGGGTCAACAGTTTCTTCAGTTTCTTCAGTTTCTTCAGTTTCTTCAGTTTCAGTTGTAGGTGAGTTTTTACCTTCAGGGTTTTGAATAGCTTGCATTTCAAGCATTTGTTCTTTAATTCTGTCCCATTCTACAGAGGGGTCAAAGCCTAATAATTTTTGAGCAGTAGAAACAGAAACGATTTGGTTTAAGACTAACGACGTAAGTTCTTCTAAACCAAGTTCAGGATGGTCGACTGCTGAGAAGTCTTGTAACGTTTCGTTATGAATAATTTCTTGTTCAAGAATTGAAGCGTTAGGGGTTAAAGCTCGTTGTAGGTCTTCAACCACTAGGCGCATAGCAGTATTGGAAATAGGAGTGTCTAAAGCCTCTAAAAGGGAAATTCTATTTACTTTTGTGTCAACAGTATCTAAAACAAATTCATTAAGACCAGAAACTGAAATTTGAGAAATTTCCTCTTTACTAAAACCCTGAGTTAAAGCAACTAATTTATAACATTCTTCAAGAAAAAACAATAATTGTTCACCGTAAGCGGCAAGAGCTTGTTCTTGACTAATAAAGTCCATACTTTTAGCTACGCCAGATTCTTGCATTGGTCTATCATCACCAGCAGAAATACCATTAGAAAAAATTAAATCTTTAATTCTACTTTCTAGTTTTCCTAGATAGCCAGCAATGGTATTAATAGCCGTACCAGTAGTTTCATTAAAAGTAAATCCTTGTCCAATTAATACTCGATGGTTTCCTGTTTGACCTCTGGCTTCTTCCAAGTCAACCATTTTATCTGCGGATTCTGACATAGGAGTAAATAATCTTTGAATTTGACCAGCAACATTTGCGGTATATGTCAAATTATTATGAACCCTAATATGCTCCAAAACTAAAAATATAGCTTCTTTAGTGACCCAAAGATTTTCAGGAATTTGAATATTTACAACGGGAATAGTGCCTCTTTCATGAGCAACTTGTTTAAATAAAGGAATCATATAAGAACTTGAATTAAACTCCGATTGGACATCGGGTGCAAGTTTTCCAGTATTACTAAGAATCATTGGGCAACGATAGCTAGTAATAAAAGTATCATCGATAAATGTCCATTTCAGAAAATATTGCGTTTCACCTACAGGGCTATAATTGGTTTCTAATTCTCTAATTTTTATCCATTTTAGCTTTCCATCAAGTTCTTGATAGTGAGTAACAGAACGAGGGTCATACAACGCAATATAAGGCATTAAACCTAATTCTTCTTCTTCTTTTTTATTAGTCGGTAAAATGTCTGAATAATCTTTTTCTATTACTGCGTATACTTTTCCATATTTTAAAAGTTTAAAGAAAACATCTTTAATAAAAGCTTTTTCTTTTTGATGATTACCGTTAATAGATTCTCTAAATTTAAACCAAAATTCTTTGCGTTTAGGGCTTTCTGAAAAACCATTAATAGTATGATTAGAGGCAGTCATCCTATTCAATAATTGAGCTAAACATTGCCCTAAAATAGGAACATAAGTGAAGAGTCTTTTACGGTATTTGTAAATTTCAGCATCTTCATCAGGTTTTTTAATTAAATATTTCTCTAAATTATCTTTTAATCTTTGCCCGCCGCCTAACAAGTCGTCAGTCATATTAAAAAGTTCCTGATTTTGTTCAACTTCAGGATGGACAGATTCTAAAATTTCAAATGCTACTTTTTTTGGATATTCCATTTAAAAACCCAACGCTACTAGAGTGTTGGGCGATTTTAGGCTTAAATTAAACCAGCAAATAAAGAGTTAGACTTTGTAACGGGTTTTTCTGGTGTAGTAATGACAGAACCCTCTGGGATAATGTTTTCGATGTTTTTGTGTTCTAAAGTTGCTAACACATATCTTAAAGCATCGCAATTACTGACTAAGACTGCGTTTGAGCCAATTTTGATGAAGTAATTGTGTGACTCCTCGACTTCTATGTTATATACTCGGTTTATTGAGCATTTACCTACACATTCTAGGGCTGGACTTGACCATAGAGTATCTGTTAAATTAGAAATTCCAATAAGTGACTCCCATTGAGATTGGTCAAGATGGTTTAAATGGTTCATAACACTAAGGTTCTCGGCACTTATCAAACCATTATTCGTGTAAAAGGGGTGGTCTGGAGTACAGCGCACAATAGCAGAAGAATTGTAATCTTTAACTTCTATCGTTTCTGCCAATCGGGAACCAGTGAAAGTAATATTTTTTAAACCATTAGAAGACCACACTTTGTCTTTAACTTTCAGGCTTTCTATATTTTGCCATCCTGTTTCTGTTAAAACCTGTGTGCCAGCCACAAAACAAAGATGGTCTTGTTGAGATTCAGCGACTTCTTCTTTAATAAATCCTTCTTTGGATGCCCGATGATATGCTCCCATATCTTCATAAACCCTTCTGCAAGATTCGGCTATCATTAAGCGTTTTTGATAAAGTAAAGTGTTTACAATACCATTACCTTCACTAACACGGTTATAACCCCCCATAAGTTTAGGAATCCCAGACTTTCTCATAGTTAAAATTCGACCGGGTTGTGAAGGGTCAGCAAATGCACGGCTCACATTGTGTTCACTCACAAACTGAAGAGCTTTGTCGTTGTGTACTCGTTGTTCAATGGCAGTATTAGGGTTAGGATTTTCCCAGAAATCAATAATAAAGTAAGTGTTACCCATTTTACCCACCACAACTAAAGCAGGATTGACATCTCCCCAGTCAACACCTAAATATACTTGTTCAAAGTAAGTAGGTAAATTCTCATCAGAAATAATATTGTCAGTAGATAAGGCAGAAAAAATTTGACCATCAAAATTTTCCCAAGAAGCCAAACATTCTTGTCTAAATACTTTTTCTGGTAAAGATTCTTTTATACGTTCAATTTCTTCACGAGGAATAAAGGGGTTGTCATAAATTGTACGATGGAAAGCACCCCAATCTTTGTATTTATCACCATTTTCGTACAAACTGTGAAAAAAAGTTCCATAACCTTTAGGTGTATTATGACTAATAAACCCGTTACTCCAAAAAGAATTTGTGTTAGGTACTGTAAAATCATAAGTCTGATTTTCAGAGTCACTAATTGATTCTATAGTGTCCCAAAAATAGTCATTAAAATTAAACGGTTCATCGGGAGGGTTTAACTTTTGTACTCCTAGGCTACTTGTTTTTTTGTTATCAGACCCAAAACCAATTAATTGACAATAAGTATCAAAATGTGAACCAGTTAGTTCTAATTGAGCCATTTCTGGGTCATGTGGCAATAAAAATACTTTTGCAATTACCCCTAAGTTAGAAAGTAACAATTGAAATTGTTGAGCTAATGTTTTATTACAAGTGAAATGGATAATTTTTGCTACTCTGTTACCTGTAGTACCAATCGAACCAGCAATGTCCATATACCCTTGAATAAAAGAGATAGCCCAAGATTTACGCCCTTGAAACAACCATAATGGTAAGGTTCTTCTTCTCCGACTCACAGTGGACATCCCTATATGCTTTAGTAACTCTACTAAATCGCTATCTACATACGACCAAACATTTCCTACATCTTGTTTAAAAATAGCCCCTAAAATCTTACCACTTTCTAGAAACTCTCTCATTTGTTGAGTAGTAGTTTTTACGGAAATGTAATACTTACCATTTTGTTTTTTGTGGGTTCCTTGAGAAAACCATAGACCAAGAAAATAAGCAAAATCTTTGGTCATGCCTTGATTAGGTTGTAGCCAACCTTTTGTTTTAGGAACATATTGTCTTTTGATTTTGAAACCATCTATAGGGTCTTTAGTACCCCAAATGTCCATACCATGTGCTATAGCCACTGTGTCCCCCTCTTTCAGTTCTTCCATTTTTTTCCAGCCATTTTTTGTCCAAATAGGATGGTTTAAAGAAGCTTCTAAAGTGAATCCAAAAGAAGATGTGATGATTTTGGTATCGGTATATCCATTATTAAAAAAAGAATCTGCTTTATGAAATTCATTATTGAGTCCATAAAGTTCAACATCTTTTAGCGGTTGATACTCTTTTGCACAACTATCCTGATTAAATTCAACAATTTCTGTCATGCCTTGTCTAGGTAAGACAAAGGTGTTAGGAGCCACACAACCTGTCAATAAAGCACATGACCCTTTTGTATCAATTAATGCTGGCATAATAACTTCCGTCCATGCTATAGGTTTAACGTCTTGCATTTCATCTAATCCTGCGAAATAAATTTTTAACCCCCTACAATTGTCCCCATTGTCCTCATTTAAACCCCTTAAAATTATATCTGGTTTGTTTCCTTTAAATGAAATTCGACATTCAGATTTATAAATCCTCTCTATTCCAGGATGCCCCTCTAATAATTTTACTAAAGGATTCCAATGAATTTGTTTGGCTTGTTTTAAAGATGGCATTCCTAATAAAACTACTGGTGGTGATGCTTTATCATACGCCCCTTTATAATTTAGTGCCTTATCAATAATCATTGTTATCATGAGTCTCGATTTACCGTATCTTCGGGAACTCACTAATACTTTAAATCTTTTAGGACTAACAAACACTGTTTGTTGACCTGGGTGCAAATATAACTTTAATGTTTTATCCTTTTTTAACATCCAAAACCCTATTCAAAGTTTATCGAAACTCTCATCAAAAAAAATGGGCGAAACTTTCCTTAACGGTAGTTTCAACACAGATTTGCAAAAACTCCTTGACAAGTAGGACGGCTTTAAGTTATAATTGGTGTATAGTCGCCATAGGGCATTGGGAGACTTTAAACGGACATGGAGACTGGGTAAGACTACTTTGGTTGCATCGGTCAGTGAAGTGTCAAGAATCACCGCTCTTTTAGGACGGTGAGTATGTCAAGCATAATTTAATCTTAGCTAATACAAGATATGCGTCAATCCATTTCCGATGAATTTGTAAATGCTCTAGCTTCTTACTGGGAGTTCACAAGCACTACCGCCGTATATCCTTCAGAAAAATCACTGGAATACGTTACTCTCGGTTTGATTAGTGAAATCAACGAATTTGCTAACGACTCTTTTGCCTTGCTTATTGGTCACCAAGACGGTGCGCTAGAGGTCGAAGAAAGTGTTTTAGACTTAGAACGAACCACGTTGCTTTTAGAACTAGGCGATATACTTTACTATGTGACTCGTTTGTGTATTCACCTCGGTTATCGCTCTGTCAAAATTTTTCTAGTTAATGCTCAAAATTATTTAGAGTCGAAATCTAATAAAAGTCTTGAAGAATCTGATTTTTTCACGACTTATATGGCTCTTAATTTTGCGTCGGGAACATTAGCAGGGCTTATCAAAAAATATGTTCGTGGTGACTCCAATTATCAAGAATTGTCTCTTTTACAGGTTTTTTGTGAATCCTACCTATTCCTTCTGTTCTTGATAATTGACGAACTAGCCTATGACTTGAATAGTGATTTGAAAACTGTCATGGACGATAATACTAATAAGTTGACAAAACGCAAAAATGCGGGTACTATTCAGGGAGACGGTGATTTCCGTTAAGGTTTGTCAACTTATTAAGCTCGGTGAACTGTTGCCAACAAAAGTTGGTAACTTTTTTTTTGATTAAGATGCCAAAGCACTTAATACATGGGGAATTATAGGGTGTCTTACACAGGAACCTTTAGGAAACCAAACAATCCCTACATCTGGAGTATCAAATAATCTATGTGCCGCAACATGAAAAAAGCCTCCGCAATAAAGACTACTTTGGGATGGGTCGCCAATAATAACAAGTTTTGACCCGTGTGATATTCTCGTGATTACACAATTAAAAAGTCTTTGAGTCGCATCTTCTGCTTCATCAAAAATAATAAATGTGTTAGATAATGATGCCCCTTTAAGTTTTCCAATATGTGAAATTTCTAATCTGGTTTTAAACTTTCTAAGCTCATCAGGGGAACAAATTTCAGATAAATTAGTCCAAAGAGGAAGTCCTAAAAAATCAATTTTTTCCTCGTATTCACCGGGTAAAGCCCCAATATCTTGTTCATCTGGTTCATTAACAAATGGTCTGACATAAAGAATAGAATCAATAGGTGAGTCAGGATTATTTATAGCTAAAATAGCCGCATACATGGCTAATAACGTTTTTCCTGTCCCTGCTTCACCAATTCCTAACGTAATGGTATTTTCTCGAATGGACTGTAAGAATTTTGCTTGCGAGTGGTTCTTGGGTTTAAGACCTTTTGCAATGTTGACCATTTGGTAGGTTTTAAATAAAGGATTACTTTTGAAATGGGCGTGGTTACTTTCAGTTCAAAACATCGTCTTCATCATTAGAAGCAAGGTTAGTAGTCGGTAAAAATTGGGGGTAAACATCAACTTCTAAAAAAACTTCTTCTTCCCGTTCTGTCAGAGAATCAACTTTTTCGAGAATCATTCCTAATTGTTTATGTGCTTCTAATGAGGCATTGAGGTTTTTAGCTGTCAAAGTAACAATATCACCTCTGTTAGTGGCTTTTTGTTCTTCATATCCTTCTTTACCCATTATCATTATCTCGGTTAAAAATTTGACTCTAGAGTGTAAAGTTGAAAATTTTAGTTCCCCTAAAAGTATCCCCAATTTTACAGATTCCGCTCCTCCAAATTTATGTTTAAAAAGACGGTCTGGCTCTAATTCTAAAACATCTAAAACAAGTTTTTCGTCTATATTAATGCAATCAAGATTTTTATTTACTCGTCTGGCTATTTCAGCATCTGAATATTGAGGATAACAACCCCTATAATAACAAATAGCCTCTTTTATTAACTCAGGAACTTCTTCAGGATTAGTTAATTTAATTAGTTTAGACATTCCATTTTGAGATACTTAATTTGGCTATTTGTTTTCAAGGTTGGGACTTGTATCCCATTAAATGGCGGTCATCAAATCAGAAGTCCAAGATTTTCCTGTAAACTTTTTAGGTACTTTCGTTTTACGACGGGGGAATCCAGCTTTACCCACTAAATCACGTTGCATTTGTTCTTTAGATTCGGCATCACCCCATCCAGCCCCTAAAGTTACAGCATCGGTCAAATCAAGCACTAACCTAGCACGATGTTTATAGTGTCCTGATATGATTTCTAGAACTTCCCAATGGCGCATTTTTAAAAGTTCTAATCTAGAAATACCAAAACTATAGAATATTGGTAGACAATCGATAAGAGTGTTAACATATCTCACTACTCTTGCTCGATTCTCCCATCCAAAGGGACTTCTAAATCTTCCTCAGCACTTTGTTTTTTGTTGACTGGCTCGACAGTTTGTTTTTCTTCTAAAAGTTGTTGACAATGATTGTATAATGACATCACTGTTTTACTTCTTTTTCGTTTAAATGTCCCAGCCGGTACTCCTAACAATGCTTCAACCATTCGACGGGCAGGTTTATACATTAAAGCTTCTAATTTCGCTTTTTTTACTGAATCTGAAGCACCTACACTTTTTTCAAGTATTAGTTCTCCATCTTCATTTTCAACACCGTAAACAAGAAGCAAAACATCCATAGCTTCTGCTCTAGCTTGAAAATATTCAATATATTCGGCTTCAGATAAATCTTCAGGGGCTGTGATTTTATATTCCGTCCCATCTAGCATTAAAGTACCTAATGGTTCCCCTTCATCTAAAAATTGGGCAATTATAGAAGTCTTAGGCAAAGTTTCGGGCATAATTAAATCAATTCTTTAAGTGGAAAGTCAATCATATTTTGAGCGAAAAAAGCAAAGGACTTAGAAATCTCTAAATTAAACTACTTTTTGACATACTCAAAATTGATTGTACTACTTAGCTCAAAATCAATAAAACTCAATCATATCAAGGGTTTTAACATTTTAGAAATTTAAAAACAACATTTTAAAATCAATAAAACTCAGTCATAGTATGGCTTAGACCCGTTTGTACTATGTAGTAGGGGGGATAACTTTATTTTTTTTATCCCTACCCTCTTTAATTATCGCATTTAAATACTCTCATGCTTTTTTGCCTTCTTCCCTCCCACCCCCTTTACCCCAAAAATATTTTTCCACTACCTCTTGACATTTTGTTTATTCCTATGCTATGCTATATACATATCAAAAAATAGAGTGGTGGATAGGATACTAGGATACTTTAATCCTAGGGTATTCACAAATCAGCCTACCAAAAATTAAATATATATTTTATATAATTAGCCCACATTCACCCATTTACCCATTTTTACCCCTCAGACCATTACAAATTAGTTTAATGGTAAAAGTATCATGACCCGCTCTGAAGTGTGGGAAAAGGCTGATAAACGAAAAAGTCTAAACCCCCACCTTGTCAAAGCAAAAAACAGTTTTGACTCGTTGAGGCTTCCAAATGCTTCAATCTGCTCACTCTAGATTGTATATGTTTTTTAGTATTTAAATGCGATGATTAAAGAGGGTAGGGATAAAAAAAATAAAGTTATCCCCCCTACTACATAGTACAAACAGGTCTAAGCTATACTATGACTGAGTTTTATTGATTTTAAAATGGTGTTTTTTAAAGTGTAAAATGTTAAAACCCTTGATATGATTGAGTTTTATTGATTTTGGTTAAGTAGTACAGTTATCAACTGTTGACAGTTTGGAAAAATTCTGTTAAACTGGGAACAGCTAATCAACCCTCCAAAAAATTTACAATGAATAATCCACAACCAAAACTGCTAAAAGTCTATGTCACCGAATACGCCCTAACATCAGGGGTTTATTTAACTGAAGCCGAAATTTCAGATTGTGGATGTTTAGCAAGCGGAAAAGATCAGGTTGGACGGGACACTATGCACACTCTAGGAAAGTCAGCCTTTTTTACTGTCGAAGAAGCAAAAGCAAATTTTGAAAAACGAAAAGCTTCTGCCATTCAGTCTGCTGAAAAGAAAATCAAAAAATTAAAAACCTTAGAGTTTTCTTTTACAGAGTGCATTGACTAAATCACAACCAGAACCGCAAAGAGTTTTTCACTAACCCCCCCGTAAAACAGACGGGGTTTTTAGCCAAATTTCCCATGACTAATCCATACCAACCAGAACCGCAAAAAGTTTTCGTCACTAGATACGCTCTAACATCTGGAGTTTATCGAACAAATTCATATTTTTCAAACCTGAAATATGGAGCTTTTGTCAAAAACCCACAAGGAGCTATTGTTACCCTAAAAATTGGTAAGTCAGTCTTTTTGACCTACGAAGAAGCAAAAAAAGATTTTGAAAACCGAAAAGCTTCTGCCATTAAATCTGCTGAAAAGAAAATCAAAAAATTAAAAAATTTAGATTTTTCTTTTAAAGAGTGCTAAAAAAAATCCCTCTTTCCCCTAAATGTATAGGAAAGAGGCTTTTTTTTTCTTGATTTGAATTAAACTACCGTTTCGTCGCCAAAAATAATCCGAACACCAGAGCTATCAGGTAAAGATGTGAGAGTTACTCTGAGTTCTTGTTGAGTTTGTAATCCAAAAGCCAAGTTAGTACCATTGATAGAAGTCAATGCACCGTTAGGAAAAGTTACCCAGTTATTAACCCAAGCTTTATAATCGGCTACATCAGCATCAAAAGCATCTTCGGCTAAAGCTATAGAACCATAAGTCTTACCGTTATAAGTGGTAGTAGTGGGGGCAGTAGTACCGGGGTCAGTAAGAACGGGATAAGGTTTTAATACAACTTTTTGACCAGTAATCAGAGTGCCTGCTTGGTCTGTAACTGCTACTTTTCGCATAGTGTAGTTAACGGTATTAACCGTATCAGTGTCAGATAGGAGAGGCACACCAAAAAGAAGAGCAATTTGTTGAGCAGAAATGTCTGCGATAGAGATTTCCAATTTACCTTCAATACCCGTTTTAATATAGCCAACTGGTTTAGAGGAACTTTGGTCTTTAAGGGTAAACTCATCCCTTTCAATCCTCAGCGTGGCATCATTCATTTGTTGGTCATTGGTGATAGTGATTTTATCATTACCAGTACCAATTTCAATTTGAGATGGGCCGGAACGTTTTGCCATTGTTTTAATTTATCCTTTTTTTTTTCAAGCAGACTTATTTATGGTAATGAGCGTTTTCAGGCATTTCGGATATGGAATCGATAATCAACGCCACTAATAAAAATTTCAAGGGATTTATCAAATATAGGAGGAATGCGACGAGCTAAGTAGCTATGATTAGACTCTTGATTTAGCATAATAAGGTTAAAAGGATTTAAAGACTGCAAATATTCAATCAAAGATTCTTGAATTTGACGGTTTTTAGCATAATTAGTATTAAAAACTAAAAAAGAAACTAAAGGATGAATAATATCTCTAGAAATAATGGAACCTTCAATGTCATCAGATATAGCAGAAAAAGTAATAACCGTTTTTCCATTTGATAACTCATTCTTTGTTTTTGGGTAATTAACTGAAAAAGTAATGTCATTATTTACAAAAAATTCAGTTAAGAGAGTAAATAATGCTGATTCTAATTTAGATACACTTAACATTAAACCCTCCGAAGCTCTTGAGAAAGTTTGTCAACATAAGGTCTTACTTCAGGGTTAAGTAATTCTTCTGTTATATCTTTTTTAATAATTACCTTAACTTCGTTTTCTTCTTGGGTAACTTTAGCATTCTCAAACTGTTGAGTAAGAAAGTCAACTTTATTAAACAAAGAAATGTTTTTGTCTTTTTTAAATCTAGCAAATTCAGCATGGTTACGATTGACGGGCATAAAATTATTCCTATGGTAACAAAGTTTGAACATCAGACCAACTATACGGAACCCCTTCATTAGCATTAACCACAACGGTAGATAAAGCAGATAAATTGTATTTAACGTTCTTAACGACTGCTGATACAATTCTGGTGTTTTCCGACCAATCAATAAAAGCATAGTCACCCATTAGAATTTCAGCTTGGGGTATAGCCATCTTAAACCTGAAAATTCCTCCAGAATTTGAACTAAATTGAAGTCTCTCATGAAAAGTACCATCTTCAAAAGAGATTATAGGATAACTATTTACCAACAAGGGTGGGTTTAGATTAGGTGCGTTAAAAGGATTAGAGGCAATGTTAGAAGGACGAACAATGTGAACATACCCCGCATTTAATGTGTTCACAATCTCCCTAACTACTTCCTGTAATCCTAAGTCAGATAAATTTAAACTCATAAGTAAAAATGGCTGTAATAACCTTATTTTGAGCGTAACTACTTAGTTTAATCGTCTTCGGAAATGATAAGTGCCAGAAACAAATTTTCCTACATCGGAAGCGTGAAAAATAATTGTGCCAAGAGTTCGATTGATTGAAATGAAGCCCCCGACAGGTGGAGATGCTCCATTAAACAAAATACGTTCTGGAGGTACTAATTCTTTATTGATGCTTAATTTAAGATAATTTAAGTCAGCACCAATAATTTCTTCAAAACCTGATACTGAAGAAGCTAAAGGAAAAGGTACGATTAGATAATCAGGGATTAAAATAGGCATTAAAGATTTGCTTGAGAAATTTCAGAAGCTGAAAAAGTAACATAGTGTTCTATATAACGGGCATTATCTCCTAAAACACCATAACAAACAGGGAGTGTATAAAAGTCCAGAGATTGAAAAGAAACACCAGTTTGACCATTTTGAAAATTAATTGATAAACCATCAAGAATAGGTTGAGAATTGGCGTGGGTTGTTTTAACGCCACTATGGTCTTTAACCCAAGCAGAACCATCCCAACCCCAAGATTCCCACTCTATAGAACAAACACCAATAGTTCCCCCAACAAAAAAAAGATTTCTACCTAAATACAATGAGGTATCAGGAAGCCTTTGGATTAAATCATTAGCACTTACAACCTCAACAACAGAATTATTTCTTACAGTAATAAAAAAATTCGCCCCATTTTTAAACTCCTGTCTGGCATAATAAAAATTATTTTCGTCAAAAAACCCAATACGCTTGTTAGTTCCCCCTTCTGGAGAATAATCACTATTTTGTGTAGCCTGAGAACCAAAAGAATTAGCACGATAAGAAGAAGTATTAACAGCATGGAAAATCCAAAAATCTCCAAAAGTAGAAACTTGAACAGCTTTTTCTTGAGGTATAATACCACCTGTGACAGTTGTATTGAACGTAACAGAATTTGCACTACCATTCCCAATAGACCTAGACCACCAAACTAATGCAAAATTGCTACCATTACGCAAATGAATAACAAATTCAGCATTTGGTCTATTAGAAGAAGTACAACCTACTAAGGCAAAAACATTAGCCCAACCCATAGATGTAATATTAGCATTAGAGGGGTTAAAAAAAGTTGACCAGTTAGAGGATAAATTTGTAATTCCGTTATTAGTAACAATAAATAGGTCTAAGACTGTTTGATTAAAAGCAGAAGCCACAGCATAAACCGGTGTAGTTACCAGTCTAACAATAGAATTAGTACCCCCTGCCGGGTTAATTTCCCACAATCCAGTGTCAGAACAAGCCACATAAATTTTTCCGTTAAATATTTCTAACTGTTTAATATTGGTAACAGGAAGATTAGCATTAGAAACAGTAGTGTCATTATTGACATCAAAATTTTTGAAAACTCCATTTAAAATGTCAATCATTGTGACTCCTGTAGAATCCCAACGTATTAATGTTCTATCATTAAAAACTTTGTAGTTAAGATGATTTTGATGTCCGTGAGAATGAGTAAAAGGAACCCTAGAATACCCATAACCTAAAAAGGGGATTACATCTCGTGTTTGGAACCAAGAATTACCGTTATAATGTGTAAAACGTTGACGTTCTAAACGATAAGTAGCCACTCCAATATTTCCAGAATCTACAATTCGTATTCTATACATATCAGGATAATAGCCAGTCCATGAACCTGAAGGTATCATTTTTCCTGAACCATTTGCTGACCATGTAGCATCATAAAAAGCAGACACGGCATTATTACTTTTAGCCCAAGAAGTTTGAATAGGATTGCGAGAGGGATTTACTAATTGAATTGCAACAGCCGTTAATCCAGTGAAATCCAAGTCACCAACAGCTAATGTGTTTATAACTCTACCTGTAAAAGCATCTAATCCTACTGAATTACCACCCAATTTAAACTCTAAATTCGATAACAGTCGTGAAATGTCTCTATTAACAGATAGCCCACTACTGAGGACATTAGGTGATGTCGAAATATTTGTATTAGTATCTGACACCCAAAAATTATAATTATTTGGGTTTGGTAAAAAAGTTAAACTAGGGGTTTGACGAGGACTCCTTTGAGTAATAGATGTATCTATAAACTTTGCTTCTAATCCAAAAAGAACTCTACCTATATTTCGTATTAAATCACCACCTTTAGGCAATCCTAAGCCAACCTCATTAACAAAATAGACCCGGTAAAAAATGTCAATATTTTCAAAAGCACCTTGTGTGACGTTATTTTCAAAACGAACATAAGCGTAAGCAGAAGTTGAAAGATAGGTAGTACCTACCGTACCTGATGCATTATCACCAACCACAACAGTACGGAAAGTTCTGGAAGCCCCTGTATAAACTAACCGCCCTCGTAATTCACCGTACATGGGTGATTCTTCAGTAGCCTCTACCCATGACACCTCTGTAGCACCAGTCGGAGGCTCACAGCGTGCAATTAAACCACTGACAGTTGTAACATATCTATCTGGGGTCTCTGTAGAAGAAGAGATATATAATCTCTCTGCCTCACTAAAAGGTGATACCAGTAGGTTAGTACCAGCCACATTTGAGAAATTTAAAGCAGTTTGATAACCTCTTTGTGTAAAAGTGTTATATTCCGTAATAGAACGTGATTGTCCTGTTTTCTCATCCGTTATCAAAAGAGTGACTTGCCCTATAGGTTTAAACATTAACCGATTACTACCCCGCCTAAATCTAAGTCTGTTACAGACAATTGTTCTACTACATTTAATTGAGCGTTAAAAGAACTTAATCGTTCACGGTTAAGAAAATTATTTGGGATTAGTTGATAAGCATTTAATTTAGAGGATAGCAATGGGAGGTCAGTTACAAGAACAGAAGAAGCCGTAGACCAATTTGTTTGTACAGTTGAAAAAGCTAACATAGTAGAATTTTTTAAATCTAAAAATGTTTCAGACAAAGCACTAGAAACTCTAAGATTTTCAAATTCACTAGGAGCATAGCCGTAACTTTCTAAGTGAAACTGCGGGTCAATATAAAATAAATCTGAAGGGATTTCAAAATTATTGTTATCTAAAGTATAACAAGAAATTATTCTAAAAGGGGTTTTAGCAGGGACATTAAACTTATTTAAGACCGTAGAACCTAAGTTAATCCACCCATTGTTATAAGTTTCAATTTTATAGTTAACTAATCCAAAAGTTTTAGACGGGGGATTCCATCTAAAATACACAGTGTTAATATCTAAATTTTTTTTATAAGAGGCAGTTAAAGAATAAGGTAAATTATAAATTAAAGGTGCTAAAACTTTTTGTAGAGAGGAAAACTCAGTAAAATATGAATAAGCACTAAGTCCTTTCAAAACATCAAAACTTGAAGGGGCAGGCACAATTTCTATTGTAGCAAATACATCGGGATTATCTAAAAGAGCTACTTTAAAAAATATTTTACCACCTGTAGAATTAAAAACTCCCCCTTGAGAAATAACGTTAGTAACTAAATCGTTAGGGTTAGAAAAAGTAACGGGGTTTCCTGAAATTTGTGACCATTGAACAAATGAGGTCGAAGAACTAGCACTTATTAGAACTTCTGTTTGTAAAGTCACATAAATCTTTTCAGGGGCTGATATAGTTGCTATGGAAGCAATCATGTAAAGAGTTACAGAATAAATATCAGAAGTCTCAGTTTCTATAATCGGTCGTTTTTCAAAATATAAAATGACTTGTCCAAAAGATTTAATAACACTTTCATAAAAAATAAACTGATTTGTCTTAAAAGATTCTGGAATGCCAAATCCCCGCCCAGTAACATTTAAATTTTTATAAAAGTCTATAAACTCTAAAACTTGTGTGCTATTTAAACCTTCAAATTTGGCTGACACTTTTGCACTTCTACCTTGAGTAAAAGCATTTGTTCGATGTTCTATTCCTTCTTGGTCTTCAGTAATTATACTACCAAAATCAGATAACTCAATGTATTCAATTTTTGTAGGCTTAAAATTAGGAAAACTCATAAAATTTCGTCAGGATAAGGATTAGGAGACGGAACTAGAATCGTACTGGTAGTAATTAAATTCACAGTAAAATTATAAACGTTTTGTTTAACTGTAGTTATTTCTATTTTGTCAGCAAATCTCCAAATAACCCCCTTTGTAAGAGATTCTAAAGCATTTTTAAGTGATAAAGGATGTCTCCAGACCGAAATAGGAACCAAAAACCCTTTAAAAGTACCTTTGGCACCATTATAAAAGCCAACAATTTCTAAAACATCCTCAGCAGTACGATTAACATACTCTAATTTAATTTTAGTACCTGTACCATTATTGGTCAAAGATAAGCGAATTTCTGCTCCATCTGGAAACTCAGTAATAGATGAAGCATAAGTAGGAAGCTCTAGCTCCCTCATGAAATCTGGAACCAAATCAGGATATATCATTATTGAAATTGGAAGTCGATGTCAGAAAAATCAAATAATTTGTTAGACCATAAAACAGCACTTATAGATATTTCACCATTTTCAGAGATTGCAAGATTTTGAATCCTGTAAACTTTATCTTCAATAACGGCTCTACCAATAACTACAGGGTCATACAAGGAAATGGGTGAAGGTAAATTTTCAATGTCCAAATAGTAAAAACCATTCTCCAGAACTAATGTAAAAGTTAAGTTCTCTAGTACCGTATTGGTTTCCTGAAGTTGAATGGTAGCTTTATAGTCAGATGTAATTAAATTAGAGGGTTGTCTAGATAGCAAAATTCTTTGGGTTTGAGTTGTTATATCATAACCTCCAACTTCTGTAACATATCCAGAAATGTCATAATCATATTCGGTAGCCGTATGCTGAACTAGAATTGCTTCACCTGGAGCTAAAAAAAGTCCTTGAGTAGCAGTCTTAAACTTGACTATTTTATCTTGGTATCTCTTTGAGTTAAGGGTTACACCAGCTACCTTTTTGGCTTGTTCAGGATTAGAAATACTAGGAGCCTCAATTGTGATAGAATTTAATTTAACTTGTTTAGCTACTAACGCATCAGTTCGAGCTACTACTGCCGTTAAAGGTTTTTGATTATCAGTACCATCTGTAAAAACCACAACAACTTGATTAATTTGTGATTCTTGCCACGGTAATACACTTTCTTCAAACGAATCTTTTAAAATGTTAGAAGCATTGAAAACTGCGATTGGTAATCTATCTTCATCTTCGGTAGTAAGTCCAAATAAACCATTTGGACTAAAAGGATATAAAAGAGAAAGACTAGCATCTTTTGTTACTTTAGCTGAAAAATTTTCCACCTCCGATAAAACGCCATCCCAATAAAATTCATTTTCTTTAACGAATCTACGGGCTTTAACAATCGAATCATAATCAATATCATTATCGCCATCAATAACTGCCCCTAACCCACCTTCTGGGTTAATTAACCAATCAACATAAATATCTGGAAAATAATTAGATGCCTCATAATTATAGATAATAAAACGGTCTTTAGGGCTAAAGGAGATAGTCGTAACAGGTCTATTATTAGATATACTTGTCACTGTACCTTCCAATTTAGTGTCTAGATTTCTAACTTTAGTTGTCCCATTCACTATTTCGTTGATTGTAGAATAATCAATAGTTGTGTCAATAATGGTGCTTTGAGTAGTAGTTGCTTGTTGTACCCCATAATGTAATAAGTTTCTAATTTTTCTTCCTTCACTAATAAAAAAAGACATTTCGGGTGCTGTTGAAACTCTGTCAGAAGCTTTCACTCTAACTCCAACAACAGCCACACCAGCATAGTTACTAGGCTTTGAGATAGTATCAGGATTTACAACTTCTGATATAGTAGTTATTCTAAGTGGTGCGCCACTTTCAGATGAGACTATTCTTTTGAACTCATCAAAATTTATAGAATCTTTCATCATTTTATTAGTTGGTTGTCCTGAAAATTCCCCTTTTAAACGCACAATATTTCCGTTAATATTGGCTGAAGTAGAAGAAACAGTATCTTCACCACTACAATCTAATTTCAGAGTATCTGAAGTAGAATTAGGAGCCGTTGAGAAAGGTTTTAATTTGACATAATACCGACCATATTTAAGATTTTCTATTTCTATTCTAAATTGTTTAGCGTTTTCAGATTTTTCACGAATAAATATCCGTTTTAGAAAAACCCAATTGTTTTCAGAATAAGGAATAGGGTCGCCATCAATATCTGTCAAGGGTTGTATAAAAACATCAAAACATACCCCATAAGGATAAATATCTTGAAAATTTTCTAAATCTGCGTGATTTTTACCGCCCATTCATTTATCCTCTACTTTTTACCTGTTTTTTCTGTTTCATCTTCGACCGGCTTACGTCTGGAAAATAAGACCCCTTCAAAGTTAATCACTATTTTGTTTACCTTTTTACTTGTTTCATAAAAAGCTTCCCATATAGCAAATATGTCATCATCCTCCGTAATAGTTACAGGCGGTTTAATGATTATAGTCCTGTCTGAATCTCGTTTTTTAATCACTCTAAAACGATTGTTTATTCCACCATTGTTAACCTCATAAATTTCCGCAGGGGTAAACCGACTCCAATTTTCAATCGAATCTTTTTCGTCCTCATAAACGACTAATGTTGCGGTCTCTGTATCTGATGCAACCACCCCTACTCCAAATTCACCAGAGGGAAAAGCTACGCTGGACACCGAGTTAACCCTAACACTTGTGTTCATACCTTGGATAACAACTTTGGCTGGTATACCACTCCAATTTACACCCGAAACAGCTAAAATTAATTCATTATTCTTTTTATATCTTATGACTTTATTAGCACCTGAAAAACCTAACTCAACTTGAAAAGTATCATTGATAGTCCAAACACTAGAGTTTATGATGCTACCATTGGCAATAATAGATAGGGGATATGTAGTAATTTCAGTTTGAGGATTAAAAACAGATTCAGTTCTAATCCCAAAAGTAATGTTATTACTTCCTCTTGTACCATAACCTACTATCTTAGGAGCATAATCAAAAACTTGCCATGAAATAGTGCCGCCTCCTTCCCCGGGGATTTCGTTTGTAACGGCAAAGGAATCAGCTACGGTAATATCATTAGAACCAGCATTTTTAGTAAAGGTTTGTCCAAAACTACCACTAGACGATATGTAACAATTTGTTACTCCCCAACTACCATTGATTGACCTTGTAGAAGCTAAAACTGAGTTTTTAGCTTGCGCTCTTTTTGAAGTTCCCAAAAGATTATAGGAATTTGGGGAAATACATTGACCAAAAAAGTTAAAGTCTGTTGTTAAACTGTTTTGACCTTGATTATTGTAAAAAGTAGGAGTTCCTGACAAGTATTGAAAATCTAAATCTTCTTCATAATATCTGTCAATAGTTTGATTATCTATTAACAATTTAGAATCATCAATGTACCCTATTTCCCCTAAACTCAAAGCCACAACTGCATATAAATTTCCTGAATCCCCCCTGTTTTCAACTCTACAAGCAATTAACTTACCACCAGTTCTTACGCCTCCTAAAGGATTTTTTAAAATAGAAGTATAAATAATAGGAATTGCTGTTCCTTGAGTTGCAATACTATCACCAGACATTCCGTCAAAAGAAAAAGTAGGAGCTTTAGGTTTTTTAGGTTTTTTTCCACTATTACCACCAAACAAAGAAGAACCAAGTGCAAATCCCATTGTAATTCCTGTCAAAATAGCAGGTACACCACCTAAAGCAAAACCTACAATTCCCCCAACGATTCCTAGACCAATTCCTCCTTCTAATTTTCCATTTTGTATAACAAAATTATCCGTACTTTCAGTTAAGGGAACATCAGCTAATCTTCTATCCTCTTTTAGGCAAACCTGAAAGAAAAAGTCTTGAAAGTTTTGCTCAGGAGTTTTTAACATTCTACACCCACCTTTTCTGTTTTTTCCCAAATATTCCAAGTTTTAACAATGAGCGGGTTCATCTTCTTTAAAGGTTTAAATGTACTTCTAGAACTACCACCGCTACCCGTATATACCACATAATTAACGTTTAAATGGGGTACAATTATTCCTAATCCGTATTTTCCATACCAGTTTATAAGAAGCATATCTAAGGGTTCGTTTGTTTGTTTTCCCTCCCCTAATAAATCAACACTTATTCTTTCCAATTCGTAATTTGGGAGTTCAGAATCAGCATTGTATTTTTTATATACCCAATCAAAGCCTAAAAATTTTTTTCCTTTATGTTTATAATAGACATAATTCACTAACCCAAAACAATCTAATCCTTCTTTAGGGGATTTACCGCCCCAAAGATAAGGAATATCCTTAAAATCAAAAATCGATGGTTCTATCTCTGTTGTAATTATCATAACGGTCTATAATTAGTTTTAACACTATTCACATAAGGTAACTCTGGGAATATGTCAGGTTCAAACACTTTAGAAGGAATTTGATTAAAAACAGCATCTACTGGAGAGCGACAAGTAAAAACTACTGCTCCCTTTTGTAAAACATACGAGGAAATTCTAGTGTTTTGCGTTTCGTAAATAGCGTCTTCGTCCTCTGGAAACACAGTATATACTTTCATTAAACTCCCTCTCAATTCTTTTTCCTTTAATATAGCCCTTAAAGCTTCAGTATTTGCTAATTTTAACGACATAGAAGTTGAGGAAATTTCTAAATCTTCAACAAAAGTTGTCAAAACAAAAGGTAAATAAATATAATCTGAACCTTCAAAACTATAAGGTGCAACTTGAAAATTTTGGAACCTGTAAACTTCATTAGTAGGAAGTTTTAAGAAAATTAATCTTCCGTAAAAATGCTGTGGATTTAAATGTGGGGCTAAACTTGACATTTTTTTTAATAAATAACTTTATCTGTTTTTTGAGCGTAACTCCTTGACAAAATAATGGGATACAAGCCCCGTCCTTCTAAAACGGCTTTTGATTGATTCTTAATTTTCTGGTCAACTCCATAAGTACAAGCGTCAAGAATCACCGCTCCTTAAGGACGGCGAGTATGTCAAAATTGGGGTCTTGAGTTCCGAGGAGTTTGTCCCAGAACGTGAAATATAGTCCGTAATGTACGGTGTACTTGCCATGATGAATTGAATGATGAGCCGGGCCAATAAACCACCGACCTAACCAATGATGGGGAAACGAGGAGGGCAAGCGATCAATCCCAAGATGATTTAACACTGCCCAGATCGTCATCGTGGTTAGTGCCGCAATTAACGTAATGAAATGCAAGGGAAGGACAAAGACAATGCCGACTAGGAAGAGAGACTGAACGATCGCCTCTAGTGGGTCAAAGGCAAACGAAGTCCACGGGGTAGGATAGCGCGAGCGATGATGCCCCTGGTGTAACCACCGAAAGAGTGACGGGTGG